TGATTTAGTGTTTTTTCTACATTACATTTTTCACATTTCTTAACCCTGCTTGTATTTCTTTTTTTATCATATACATATTCATTATCAATAATCATCATGTATTGATCTAATAATTGTGTTTTACTTTGAATTTGAGGTGTTATTGATGCTGTTTCTAGTTTAGTTGTATGGGAATCTTTGATTTCCTCCGATGGCTTCATTGTTAAATGGGAATCTTCGATTTCATCCGGTAGTTTCGCTGTTTTGTCGATTTCCTCCGATAGCTTTACTGTCATATTTTCTGATTGTTCTGTTTCTGTTTCTGTTTCTGTTTCTGTTTCTGTCAAAGTCTCATCGACTATTTTATTATTAACAGTTTGAGTGAGAAAATCTAAAATGGTCGGTTGATCCAATGCAATCACTCTTTTTTTTCTTCTATTGACAGCCTTTTTAACTTTTTTCTTGTCTCTGCTCAGTTGATTTAACAGATCTAATTTATCCGGTTGGGTGTTATTTGTATCAACTGTTTTTTCCATACTTAAATCTGGATCATCATCATATAAAATATCATCATCTGTCTCCATTATTTCGTAATAATCCATTATAATATCTTCCGTTTTACAATAATATTCTAATTCTGTTAAATCATTCTCGATATCAAATATTTCCTCTTCCAAGTTTTTAATTTCTGATTTACAATCAGCTCTTTTTTTAATTTCTTCAAATGTATATACTACATTATTATTAGTTTCTAATTCAACCAATTCCCTTTTTACTTTTTCCAATCTTCTCTTTTTCTTTGGAAGCAAATTTTTTCTTTGTTGAAAAGAATTCATAAATTTTTTGTGTCTCTCATCCAGAGTATTAATCTGTATTAATTGTTTTGTTCTGTCTTGCTTAATTTTAAATGCAGACATTAATTGTATCTATGTATATATAGCTATATAACACAACTTCTTTAAATGCTTTTTCTTTAGAAAATTCACACTTTGCAGACGAAGCGTGAAATGAGCGAAACTCGTTTCGCGCTTTGCACCAGGCTGAATGAAGTGAAAACACAGTTTTGCGTTCATGAAATTTAAAATTATTATATAATAATTCATAATGAATCATGAAAAGATTATGTTGTATATTATAGTTTTTATATATAATGCAATCTTATTGGGTTGGAATATTAAAAAAATTGGTGCACAGTCATATGAATTGACCAAAAAAAACATAGACATTAAAAATAATTTAACAGAAATTGTTGAACAGATTATCAAAATAGATTGAGCAAAAATGAGTGCATTTTTAAATATAAATTTTTTATATATTTAAAAATTATGGGTGGTGGATTATTGCAACTTGCTGCATACGGATCACAAGATCTTTTCTTAACTGGAAATCCGCAGATAACTTTCTTTAAGACGATATATCGTAGACATACAAATTTTGCTATCGAAGTCATTGAGCAACCGTTTGTTGGTATCGTAGGTTTTGGTAATCGAGTAACTGCCAAAATAGCAAAGAGTGGTGATCTTATAACTAATATGTATGTCAGAATAATTTTGGATAAAGTGGATCCATTAAATTCTAATTTCGCCTGGACCAGAAGAATAGGTCATGCGATTATCCGAGAAGTTGATATAGACATTGGTGGAACAAAGATTGATAGACAATATGGTACGTGGTTAGACATTTGGTATGAACTGGCACGTCAGGGAGATCATGAACGTGGATATGCTCGAATGATCGGTGATGTGCATGAGTTAACTGATTATAATAAGCACACTAAAAAGAGTTACATATTATATGTTCCATTGAAATTTTGGTTTAATAGATTTGTTGGATTAGCAATTCCTTTAATTGCCTTACAATATCATGATGTTTACATTGGTGTACATTTTGAAAATGTCGATAAATTGATAATAAGAGACCATAAATTTGATGTGAATTGTATTCATATAAGAGATGCAACAATTTTGGTTAATTATGTTTATTTAGATACAGATGAGCGAAGGAGGTTTGCAGTGGTTGGACATGAATATCTTATTGAACAATTACAATTTAGTGGGATTGAATATGTTACCCACGATGAGAAAAAATACATTTTAGATTTTTATCATCCAACAATAGAAATAATATGGGCAGTCCGAAATGGTAATTTTTCATCTAATAAATCCTTTATTTATTACACTAATCATGATCATTGGTCTGTTATTGATGCAAGTCATGTGATTATAGAAAAAAGCATATCGATCGCCGTAAACCCAGAGCCAATCGTTGGAGGGAATTGGGTTGAAGTTAATTCGGGTGAATCAAAAACAGTTGGGACATTCAATGTTAATAATAAAAATGAAAATTCTGTATTTGTCAACCCAACTAGTTTGAGAATTGGTGATTATGGTATAACAGACAAAATTCATGCAGATATTATTGTTAATCCCGATAATACTATAGAAACTATCAACATCGAAACTGAAATAACAATCAGAGACCTTAGTATCCCTCTCGAATATATGCATGATACACGATATAATGCTCATAACCCAATTGTTAATATATTTAGTAATTATGGTCTATTGATCAATGGTGAACATAATCCGGTCAGTCATGCAGTCTTGCAATTTAATGGTTATGATCGATTCGATCGGCGAGAGGGAACTTATTTCAATTATGTCCAACCAGAAGAACATCACGAAAATACCCCTAAGGATGGCATTAATGTATATTCATTCGCATTATATCCGGAACAACATCAACCATCAGGAACGGCAAATTTATCGAGAATTGAGACTTCGACTTTAACAATATGGTTTCATGATGGTGAACATAAAGATTGTTCGCCGGATCTTCATTATTATAACGAGGAAAATAAACTGTTTATATTCGCGACAAACTATAACATCTTTCGTATATTCAGCGGTATAAGTGGCATCGCATTCGCCGGCTAATGACCTTTTATGTGTATATTTATCATATTTAATAACAGATAATGATCAATCTTAAATCATTATCTAATTAGGTTTATCATAAACAAAAAGAATAAAATTATGGTTTAGTTATACCGGTATAATCTCCAATGACCTTAGCGTCATATGGCGAATAGAGTCCCAATTGTGTTGTCCTTGTATCATAGCCGATGTTAGTAGCAATTCCTTCGCCTGGTATTAATTGTCCGCTAAGAGGAAGACCGAAATAAGCCAAAATCGTGGCAGTCTTATTAATTCTAATGACTCTATTATTAAATTGATCGCTGATTAAAGTATCACCATTTCTAAGTCTAAGAGCTCTAGTTGGTAATGGTGCTGGAATGCTTAATGATTCGGCATTAGTAATATATTGCCAAACAATGTTATCATTAGCATCTACCTCAACTGCTCTTGAATTGCCAGCATCGGTTAATAATGTATTACCATTATCTAATCGACTGGCAAATGCACATGCACCTAATGTTTCACTAGCTGTGAAAACTCTAACAACAACGTGTTTACGAGTAACTTCGATCGCTCTGTTGTTATTCTCATCAGCAATCAATACATTGCCATTCTTAAGTTTTTCGGCTGAATTAGGACTATTCAATTGATCTTGTGGATTGGTATTTGGTCCGGGAAATTGCCAAATGATTTCTTTGGACTCATTAACCTGGATAATTCTATTATTAGCCTGATCAGTGATCAATACTGTTCCATCTAATATTCCTCGATGATGTTTATGATGTTTATGTTCATGTTCAAGAGGAACAAATGTGGCTTGGACTGGAGTATTAAGGAGGTTAAACCCGGTGCCTGTCTGTCCGAATTGCCCATATTGCCAAATAATTTGTTTTTTCTCATTAACTAAAATTACTCTGTTATCGGCAAATCCATTTGGAGCTTGTTGGATAGTATTTGGGGGAATACCGGTACCAGCCATCAGAGTGTTTTTTCCAACTCTTTGACTATCGTTTGTTCCAATAATTGATCTTTGTGAAAAATCATTTGGTCCAAGACCAAATTGCCATACTATTTCACCTTTTGGTGTTACCTCAATAACACGGTTGTTGAATTGATCGGCAATAAGGATATTACCTGGTTCGTTGTATCGACTGTGTCTTTTGCACGATTTTCGTGACATTGTGTATATATTATATTGTTAAAAATATTTTTATTGTGAGAGGAAAATAATATGGACGCATAATAAAGAAATTTTAGTTAGGTTCGTTATAGACAAAATATAATATAAGTAATATATTATGTCAAAGAAGAGCGAAATTATTAATGAAAATACAACAGAGCCTTATCAACAAACCGGTTGTCTTTCAGGGTCAACAATACATACTTCTATACATGTTCTAAAAGCTACTAGTCAGATCAATGCAATAGCTATTTTAACATTAGACGGAAAAGATGCCAATAGTGATAACCTTATAAAACCGAATAATGGTGAAGTTTGGAATATTATGATACAAGTAGTTGGTCGTGATGTTGTGAATCATGTTAATAATTTTATGTATACTGAACATGGCTTATTGTATAATGATAATGGAACTATTGTATACAAAAGTGGAAATCATCGGGCTATTAGTGGTGGTAATTTGTCGAGTAAGGTGATAATTAGTACTGTAAAAGATGGATTAGCTATTAGTGTTAAAGATAGTAAAGTAAGTGTGAAATGGGCGGCGACTGTGATTGCGACACAGGTTTGAGTTGAAAATTGATATTAGAATAGAATATACTTAATTCCTTTAATTATATTACAATAAAAATAATAGTAGAATGAATGAAATAGAATTAATTAATAAATATGAAAAAGAAATGGTGGATAATAAAATTACCATTGATAATTCAATTGATATAGAATATAAAAATCTTATGAAATCACATCACATCCATAAATATTTTGAAGAAAAAAGGAAATCATCTGAAATCTTGATAAATCATGATATTGTTGAATATGATAATAAAAAATATGTTGTTTGCAAAATTAATTATAAAAAAGATATAAAATTATTTGTTGTGGATCATGAGGATTTTGACAAAATAAAATCAATTGATTGGCAATGTACAGAAAGTGGATATATTTATATTAGAATTTTCTCTAAATTTTTTGGATCTGTAACTATTTTCTTACATATGTTAATTGTGAATAAATTGGTATTCACGGAACATGACAAAAAAAGACATTTAAGTATTGATCATAAAGATAGAATTAGATCGGATGATAGAAAAGAAAATCTAAGAATCGCAACTCCAGCAGAACAGATTATCAACCGCACAAGATTACAACGAACAGTTAAATTACCTGATGATTGTGGCATCACAAATGAAGACTTGTCACGCTGTTTAATATATCGTAAAAAACCGAGTAAAAATCATGGTTCATGTTTTACGGTCAAATTATTTAATTTTAATGGTGAAGATACAATTTGGAAGTCATCATCTAATAAAACATTATCTCTAAGATTCAAATTGGAACATGCAAAAAAATATTTGAGACATGTTAAAGAAAAACATCCAGATGAATTTTATGAGAGACGCATTGAAAAAGATTATACTGATCTTGATATAAAATTAATTGATGGATATAATAAAATAATCGAATTGAGTAAATTTTCTAAAGATCATATAAAAGTTACATATAATAATGATAAAAATTATATAACCGAAGATCTGACAGGATTGACAGAAGAAGAAAAAAAAATTCTTAACGATTGTAATTTTGATGGTGAGTACAAAAAGAAAAATCTTAAAAATTCATTACCCAAAGATTGTGGTGTTACAATTGATATGCTTCCTATGTTTTGTGGTTTTAGGAAACTACGAAATAAAGAAGGTGAACATCAACTAGGTGAACATTTTGAAATTAAGAAACATCCGATAACCAAAAAACGAATCTATTGGACTTCACAATATGACATGAAAGTTAGTGTGAAAGAAAAATATGATCAGATGATCAAAAAATACAATGAACTATCACAGGAAAAACAATAATATGGTTTTATTTATGAGAATACATTATTAATTTTTATTGAAAACATACATCATAGAACGCACATAGAACTATAAATAATATAACGTATTAAATGTATATTAGATATCTATTTATCTTATTTTATTGATAAAACTTATATATAGTATTTCTTAAATTATAAAATATATAAATTTTTTTTGTTTTTATATAGTATATAATATCAAAATGGCAGGTGGATTAATGCAACTCGTAGCCTAGACTCCATGGGCTAAATAACGTTTTCACGTTAGTCTTTATGGCGATACTTTCAAACTGCGACAAGTTCTTGATGTTCTATCTATGAGATATAATATATCCGTAACAACGATAGAACTTAGATAAATCGCAGCCAAATCCTATTAAGGATGCAGTTCAACGACTAGATGTAAGTAGGCTGTCAATGATAGACAGTTTAAGATATAGTCTAAACCCGTAAATGATTGTCGGGTATTTTGATGGCGCACAAGACGTTCTAAGTAGCGTTTTAAAATAGATTCATTCTATTAGTTAATCAAATGATTAGCGACATGAACAAATTGCAAGAAACTCCGAATTATTTCAACTACTGTTTTCATTTGTGAGACAGTGATAATCATGAAATTTAGGATAATTTGCAGCCAAGTATATTCTAGAGAGTATACGCCGTTCAACGACTATATGTTCATGGGTCTAAAACTAGGCTTAAGACATAGTCTGTCCTGCTTAAAAATAGGCAGGAACACACGATACTTGACAGGTAACCCTCAAATAACCTTTTTTAAAGTGGTCTATCGCAGACACACTAACTTCTCTATGGAAGCAATTGAGCACCCACTCAATAGCAACCCCAACTTCGGTCGTAAAACAACCGTTACCATTACTCGTAATGGTGATTTGATTACTCAAATTTACCTCTTAGTTATTCTAGAGCACGTTCATCCTTCACATGAACACGGTGCCAAATTCGCGTGGGTCAAACGCGTTGGTTATGCTCTCTTAAACAATGTCGAGGTTGAAATCGGTGGTTCACGCATCGATAAACACTATGGTGTCTGGCTTGATATCTGGTATGAACTTACCCATACCAACGAATTAGAACGTGGTTTTGATCACATGATTGGTGATGTTCACGAACTCACCCACTACAGTCACGAACACAAACCAGAATACAAATTATTCATTCCTCTTAAATTCTGGTTCAACAGACACGTTGGTCTTGCTCTTCCTCTTATTGCTTTGCAATATCACGAAGTCAGACTTAATTTTGAGTTCCACGGTGCTCACCAATGCATTGTTGCTAATGAAGAATTCAAACATCACGACATGCGCCAGATTTGCATGAAGGATGCTTCTATTTTAGTCAACTACATTTACCTCGATTCTGAAGAGCGTCGTCGCTTTGCTCAGGTTGGTCACGAATACCTCATTGAGCAAGTGCAATTCACTGGATCAGAATCAGTCCAAACACATACTCCAAAATTCAAACTCGATTACAATCACCCAACTAAAGAACTTATCTGGGCTATTCGTAATGGTCATTATCTCGAAGGTAAACGCTTTGTTTATTACACTGCTAATGATTGGGAAGATCATATGTGCGATTGTGCTGAGAAGATTCTTCGTGAATCTATTGCTTTACTCACAGTTGATGAAAGTGTTCCAAGCAGCGATGGTGATCAATGCAATGTTATTAATGGTGAAGATAAGCCAGAAGCCGGTGAATGGGAAGAATTTTGCCCGGGAACCTGGGGAACGACCACCAATGGTAAAGTCCATGTTAAGAATGAAAACTCTACCAAAGCCCTCTGGGTCAGCACCAGCACTCTCAGAATCGGTGACTACAATCTGACCGATAAGATCACCGCCGATATCTTGGTCCCAGAAGATGCTAAGAATGTTCATGATGTCCGCATCAATATTCTTGACACACATCTTACAGTCCGTGATATCTCATTCCCTGTTGAACATATGGAAGATACTCGTGCTCGTGCCGATGATCCTCACGTTCACCAGGCATTCAACTTCGGTGTTCTCCTCAACGGTCGCGGCAACCCAGTCGCTCATGCCATTATTCAACTCAATGGTCTTGATCGTTTCGACAGACGTGAAGGTAAATACTTCAACTATGTCCAACCAGATGAACATCACACACACACACCAGCTGATGGTATTAACGTTTACAGCTTCGCTCTAAACCCGGAACAACATCAACCATCTGGCTCTTGCAACTTGTCACGTATCGACAACACACAACTCAACTTGTGGATCCATGACCCAACTCACCATGATGGTCATCCTCATCTCCACATCTTCAGCCCCGAGAACAGGCTCTATATATTCGCATTTTCGTACAATGTGTTGCGTATCATGAGTGGTATGGGAGGTCTTGCTTACAGCAATTAGACATCTGTATGTTATTTATACCATTCTATTCATATATTTATTACATACATACAATTATTTATCAAAACAATTGTTTGAAATATAAAAATATTATTATTTATTTAATTTTGCTAACATACGTGATTTTTTTTCATATCCTCGTTGTTCTTCAGCATGATCCTTTTTATATTGTTGTTTTCTTTCATATAGTTCTGGATTTTTATTATATTCTTCCGTCCAATCCCGTCTAGTTGTTCTTTTACTATCTAAAATTTTTTGTTTATCTCTACAAATTTGACAATTTACTGTAACATCTTTTGCTATTCCAACAAATGATTCTGGTGAATACACTTCATCACATGTTTTGCATCTTATATATCCTTGTTCATTCATCAATTTTTCTTGATCTTGTTTTTTCTTTTCTTCTAATTGTTCTTGTTTATCAAGTTTAATTTTTCTTGCTTTTTTTCGTGTTTCATTTAATTTATCAACACGTTCTTTACTACAACCGCATGTTTTCGTATCATCAGAAAAACATTTAACTTTCCTACACGAAGAACAATATTTTTTATTTTGTTTTCGTTCGTTTGTATAGTCACTAACGTATGAATGTGGTTCACAATAATCGCTATTATCTTCTGCTTCGCGTGTACATTCTTTAAAATCTTTTCCTACGAACCATTTACATAAATCAACATTATCACTCATACAAAATAATAATTATATAATATTATTTAATTATTATTTTTTTATATCAATTTTTTATTTTCATGTTTCTCTTTTAATTCTTGCACTCGTCTTATTTTTATTTTTATCCACAAGATCACCAATTGCACATATTATCAATCCAGCTATTATAATGTATATAAATGGTCCAAATTCCATTCCTATCATCCACCCTCCAGCCCCACAAGCCGGTATTGTTATAGTTGCGATCCCAAGACGATGCAAAAAATTAACGTCATCGTCTTTTTTCCAAAAAGGAAATGATCCAATCATACCCCCAAGTATACTACCAACAATTCCACGTTTTTCATCAGCATCTAGTTTAGTACCTAATGAATATTTTCTATTTGATCTATCATATTTTCTACTCTCAAATCTTCTTAATCTCCCAAAAATTCGTGCGAATCGAAACATATGTTATGCTTCAAAATAATATCTAATTCATATTAAAATTAATAAATTGTTTTATTTTCATTTTTTTTGTTTATCAAATCTGTTGTTAGCAGCGTATGTTTTATATTCTCAATAGTCTCTTCAATGTATTGCTTATTTTCTATCCTTGTCATAGCTTTATATACAAATTTAACACCAATCACCATTTATCATTTCTACATCAACTTTTTATATTGACCAATATTATGATGGACATTTATACTTTAGAACAGATGAACAAATCCATCAACATTTAATCTTTCTATTTTTTATGCATAAAAAATTAATAATATATTCTTTCTCTACATGATCTTTATACCACATCACATATTCCGATATTATCCATACTATTAAACCACTTCCTGCAATCACCCCAATCACAATTAATGGAATTTCGAATGGTAAAACATCATATAGACTCAATCTCACATCACTATGATTAAATTGATTATAATAACATGTTATATCAGTTCCATTAGGAAAATTAGCAGCAATATTTTGAGCATAATATAATTCACTTTCACAATTATCTACCATCAAGGTTTGCGTATAAATCTTTACATACATTATTCTAATTGTTACTGTATAATAATTACATGTCCAACTTTCTGCTAGACAATAAGGACTCGCTTTATCAGGAGAAATTTCACAGCCAATTATTAGTACTTCTCCATTGGTTCCACAAGGACCACACTGCGCATTGTGTATCGTTATATCATTATTAATGATTAAACAATTGGTTTTTTCAGCATTCTTATTCCATGAATATTCAGGCGCAAAGCCAAGAAACCATAAAAACAAAAAAATTAATAAGAAACTGGCAAAAATACTCAATATTATAAATGTTCTACATTTGAAAGTACAATGGCACATTTACGAAACAAAATAATATCTAATTCATATTAAAATTAATAAATTGTTTTATTTTCATTTTTTTTCAATAAATTAATAATATTTCTCATGTTAATAATCTATTCAGTGTCTAATAGTGAAACACAATTTTTCTGATAAGACAAATGAGAAATTTTTATCTTTGTTTATTGTAATATGATCATCTATATTATAATAATAATTGCAATTGTAATCTTCATAATAATTTTAGTACTTATTGGATTATATTTTGGTCTAAGACATTCATCTCAACCGATTCAGACAACACCAGCACCAAAACAACAAGAACCACAGGCAACACCAATCCCAAATAAACAAGAACCACATGCAATACATCAGGTACCAGTATCAAATAACATAAGTCCAACAAATTTTGTCATTACAACACCGAATATTGTACTAATTGATAAAGGATATTATAAATTAGGAACAATAGGACAACAAAATACAAATAATATACAACAATTATTAGATACAGTTTGTAGTAGCATCAAAAATCAAACAATTACAAATAATATGACAATTACAAAACCATTATTTTTAGTCGGAAGTAGTGCAAGCAATTTTAGAGAATTTGATTCTCTTGTAAATACAAAAACAACAGACGGTACCAGAAATATAACAAGTTTGACGGCTTTTGCACCGAATAACACAACGCCAGGATTTATTAGCATTTCTTATAATGCCTGTGAACCGTCTTACCCACAAGAAAATATAGTATTCCATGAATTTTGTCACGCCATACATGAATTTGGTATGGATAATACAATGAAAACACAACTTAATAATTTATACAATGAATATCATGTATCAAATAAAAATTATAATATTCAATCATATGCTTTTTTAAATGAATATGAATTTTTTGCAGAAATGTCTCAAGTATTTTGCCAGATGACAGTCCGATTAGATACTACAGGAAATGTTACACAAAATATTTTATCTACTTATTTACCAGATATGTTCACATTTCTTAATGGTATATTTAATATAAATCCTAATAATATGCATGCCGTATCATGTAAAATATGTAATAATCAAATGTGCAAATAAAATATCATTTTTTTATTTAATGACTGTCTTCTTCCTCTTCTTCATCATTATCTTCTTTTTCATTAAGATATTTCTTTAATTCATGTTCCGCCAAAGGACCGAATGCATTGTATTTTTGAGTATTTTTTGGTTCCTGAGACCATACAAATCTACCTATTGGTTTTGGTTCATTTGAATTATTATTCGTATATTTAGCATCAAAAAATAATTTTGGGGTTGATTGTGCTGCTGGTGCATTGTTTGTATTGATTGGGTCAAATCCAAATGGTATTGCAAATGGGTTATAATTCGGATTTGTATTGTGTTCAAATCCGAATGGTTTTGCTAGTGCATTGTTTGTATTGTTTGGATAAAATCCTAATGGGTTAAAATTCGTATGTGCTGTGTCGAATCCAGAACCTGCTTCTGTCTTATTATTTGATTTTATATCATTTTTTTGTTTTTTATTCTCATATTTTCCACAAGACATGATAGTAACATTATAAATATTGTATGGTAATTCCTTAAATGATGTGATGAATTTTGCCAATGAGGCATAGTCAATTTCAAGAGTATTAACATCAAAAATAAAATTGACATCAGAAGCATCTTCATCAATACTTCCTTCAATGGAAACATCAAACATCATTACACCTGGAAACTTCAGTGGTAAGGAGGCAATGATGTTTATTAATGTCTGGTAATTAATATACTTATAAGTACATCTGAATGTACAATCTGGCGACGGGTTAGGACGTTTTGACATTTTTGCCCAAATACCTTAAAATAATTAATTGAATATAACAAGATATTTATATATCAACTTTTTCTCACTGATATTTTAAAAATGAAATATCAGTTTCGTGGTCACTTACGCCCCCACGAAGCGCGTTATCGCGCATTCATGCTACGCAAGCGAAGCATGAAGCAAGCTAGCTCTTGCATGGGCTTCGCCCAATTCGCATCGCTCACAAAAAAGGATTAGTACTTTTTTTAATTGGTGTTTTTTCCACGCAATGGTTTCAATTTTATGGTTAACAAATGACATTTGGTAAACATAAAATGATTTCATTGCGTGGATAAATATCATAGTATGATTCCATATTAAAATAACCATCATATAATCTCCAATAGAAATGATATGATACATTCATAATATGATACCATACTATGACAATCTGTGTGTAATTAAACCGTTAATTAACATTCACTTTCGCATCTACATGATTTACATTTCCCTTACGATAATATCTATGAGTTTTCTTGCCATGATAATTTTTTTTTCCAACATTGTTATCTTCAACATTAAATGTCTCGTTACTGAATCTGTTAAAATGAAGATCTCTAGAAGTAGTTGTGTCTTGAGAAACTGATACAGTTTGGTTATTAGATGCCGGCAATCCGGTTGGTCCAGATGAATTAATTGATCCAGTATTATCTGAATGATTTTGTTGTGGATAAGGAGTATTAGGAGGAGGATGAAAATGCCCATCTTTATCTAAATAATGCCAGAATGGGAAACTAATTTTATGCCAAAAATCCATCAACCATTTCGGTAAGTGAATCTTAGGGAAATGGAATCCATGATGTGCATGATGATCATATGGATTATAATGCTGATCATGAGGATTATGTGAATCATGACTATGTGTATCTGAAGGAATATCATTATCATTATCATTGTGATGTTTATGGGGTTTGAATATATCCCAAAATCCCTTTTCATTTTCTTCATTGTTATCATTGTTATCATTGTTATCATTGTTATCATCGTTATTTGTTGGTGTAAAATTAAGATCTCTTGTTTTATGGGTGTTATCTTTTTTTCGGAAATTTTTCAAATAAGGACAATTACCTTGATAATCATTCAAATAAGGACATTTGCCTTGATAGTTATTCGGTAATTCATTCAGAAAAGGACAATTTCCTTGATAATCAGTTTGTAAATCATTTAGAAAAGGACATTTACCTTTGGCATCACTCAACCCAACACTTCGCTTTCGCACGCTGCTTGTAGAGCATGAATTTTCCGAAGAAAAGGCAGGACACTTACCTTGACGATCTTGCTGTTTATCTTGTAAACCATTCAAATAAGGACAATTACCTTGACGATCTTGCTGTTTATCTTGTAAACCATTCAAATAAGGACACTTACCTTGACGATTGTGTTGTTTATCTTGGAAACCATTCAGATAAGG